CAGCTGAAGCGTATACGCGCGATCTTCCGAGTCTTGAAATCTGGTTTGCAGCGCGACTGCCGCCCGTTCGAACGTGAGTTTTGTTTCCGCATCCCAGCCGGGAACGTCCGTCGCACGAACAAAATACGGCGTTAACCGCTCAAACGGAGTATCCATATCCGGGGTTCTGAAAGCCTCAACGCAAAGATGCGATGGAATCTTGATAAACAGCTGGCCGTCTTCGGCATTAGCTGTTCCCTCCCGTAGGATCATCTTGCACAGCGCGTCGAGACTGTTCAGTTCAAGCGTTTTCGCGCCGTAAACATCCTCGTGGATTTCCTTGTAGTTTCCATTCGGCAGGACAGCAAACGTGTGGTCTCCAATTTCCAAAACCTGCGGCTTCGCCATAGCCTCAATTTTCTCGATAGCTTCCTTAATCATTTCATTTTCCTCCTTACGCATTTCTAACCAAATTCAAGACGGGTGCTACTTCCTGTTCTTCGCCCATCATATCCAGCTGGCCGGGCACGTTCGGTACCATTTCCACCGCCGTGACCTCGCCAAATTCATTTCCGGTGATATAAAGTGATGTCGCAACCGGATTTGTCGGGCAAAGAGCGCTTTTCACGCCGCAGGCAACCGATACGGTCTGCCGGTTGGAGTCTGGGCGGAACTCAATGGTAAGCTGCACTTTCCGCTTTGCTGTAGCCTCTGTGTTCGGGTCAAGGATGTTGTCCACGACCTTTGTCATTTCGTAGTCGATTCTCTCCATAATCGCTCCACGAGCCATTTGGAGAATGCTTGTCCTTGTGTCTTCCATGATCTACATTCCTTTCTTGTAAATAAGCTTTTCTTCATCCCACCCGGGATATTTCATTTTTAAGTAGCGTCTGATATACGCTTTCATGTGCTCGCGCTTCGCCGACTGGTCGAACTGCTTGTGGCAGCCATCGCACAACGTCACAATGTTCTCTTCGATCCCAAGCCCACCCTGCGAGCGTGGGATGAAATGACACCACGGATTGCCGGGGCGGAGGCAGACGATGCAGCGCCCGCCGTCGCGCGCCCAGACGGCCTTCTTGACCTTCTCAGGTATCTTTGTCGCCTTCGTTTCTTTCCTCATCCTGCCTCCATTCCAGCGCCATACGCTCGAGTTCTTCCGGCGGGAGCGTCTCAATGCCCTGCTGTTTGCAGTCCTCAACGACCAGATCAATGAGCCGCGCCATCTGCTTTGTGTCGTAGGTGCTCGAGCCGTAGTAGCAAATGACGTTCGTGCAGCCCGGAATTTTTGACGCCATGATCTCCGTACACCATCCGAGACCGCGCGATTCCCAGCCTTCCCGAAACCGCTTGACCGCTGCGTCCGGAATGCAGATCGTATCGGAGTTATCGCCAACGTCCGGGATATAGTGCCGGTAGACCTCTTCCGGTGGAATCCCAACCTTGACCGAAAGCTTATTGCAAAGCACCCAAAGATACCGGTTTGCCTCCGGACTCCGCTCCTTGCGAAATTCCTTGATCGTGACCGTGTACTTCTTCTGTGGGTCAAGTTCCCCGGCTACCATCTGGGCTTGTCCGGGCAGCTCCGGTCGGAGCTTCAGCCAGCTTCCCGCCGCGTCCATGCTCCACGACGCTTCAACGACATTCAGCTCTCTCATGCCTTACTCGCGCAGTTCCAGCAAAGGCATCTGCCAAAGCGCTTTCTTGTTTTTTCCGCTACAGCCCTTGCGCTGAACTGAGAACCTCCTTCAACAACCTGTGTGATCTCCCCGCCGCAATCCGCGCAAATCAAAGCCTTTGGCTGGGCTTGCTGCTTCTCTTTCGGCTGTGCGGTCTGCTTCTGGTATTCGTCTGTGTCGGCGTCCTTTGTATCGTCGATAGCAAACAAGCCGTTGAGTGCATATTTCCGCGCGTAGGATGAAGCTGTACCGGTAATCTGCGGCTCATCCATACCCTTCTTGCTTTCCGGTTCGCGGGCAAAAGCTGTTGTAATGACGCTGCTTTCGCCGTCTGACAGTTCAGCTCTTGCCATGACATAGATTCGCCCACCGGTTTCCGCGATGCTGTCCGAAATCGTCAGCGTGCAGCCAACGGTTTTCAGAAGCGGCTTTACCGCCTCTAAAATGCTCTCGCAGCTGCGGTATTTGTAGCCGCCAAAGTTGTTTGTCTTATCCTTCGGCGCTTTCAGTTCTGCCTGAATCTGAATCAGTTTCTCGTTGATCGTCATATAACCCCTCCAATTCCAATCGGCACCAATAGCCGCGGGCAAACTCGTTGACAATATATTCCCCTGTCAATCTGCACTGTTTCCGGCTGTAAGTCTCAAAAAACGGGCAGAACTGGCAGCAGATGTGGTCCTGATCAAAATAGACGCTGACGCGCGTTTCGACCGGAATATAATCAACGCCGGAACGTCCTTTTTTCATAACCCAGTTCCTCCAAAATGTGCCTTGTGCCAAGTGTTTCTACCAGAACAGCGATAATCTGGTTGTTCGGGTCACGGTCCTCTCTGTCTGTCAGATCAGCCATGTTCCCTTCGTCTCCGACCCAATACTCGCCGCCCTCATAAATCTCATTGCCGAACACATCGTACATGCACGGCGCTTGCTGCTTATCTTTCATCATCCACCAACCTGTATCTGGCATAGCTCGTGTCCTCACCATACCGGTTCTTGCTCGTTTCCGTTTCCTTCTTGATCGCGTAACCCTCACGCTTGAGATCAAAAATCCTCGCTCCCAGACGCATACAGCTGATGTCCCGAATCGCTTCCAGCTGCGTAATGCTTCCGAAGTCGCGCATATATTGCAGGATTCTCTCCGTCTGCTTCATGTTCACCTCCACGCTTCTGTAAACACCGTCCAGAACACGATATCGCGGTACGTGACCTTCTGCTCCTGAGTCGATTCGGGCGGATTCGCGCATGTGTAGCGGAACCACTCCCGCCATCTGTTGCACATGCAATTCTCCCCGCGCCCCTTCGTGCAGCTCTCACAAGGGTGCTCCATATCATGCCCCCGTAAGCACCGCGCCGACGAAGAAGCACGCCGCCGCGCCTCCAAGCGTGACCGCCGCCCGGAACAGGCCGAAGCCCAGCATAACCGCCGTACCGCCCAGCAGCATACACGCCACAGAGAAGCAGGCCGTTTCCGCGATCTTCATCAGGCTCTTTTGCCGCTTGCGAAGCCGCACGATCTCATCCCACCTTTCGCCAAGCTCGCGCTCCCGCGCCGCCCGGTGGTTTAACTCCGTGATAATTTCAACGTCACTCATTCTCTGCCTCCACAAATTCGCCGCACATGATATTCTCCGGCTTGGTCTTCGCGATAATTTTTCTGTATTCGCTTGTGATTCTCACGCGGAGGCCTGCGTAAATGCCAAACTCACAGCCTGCCTCGATGCCATAGCCTGCCTCGATGCCATAGCCTGCCTTGATGCCATAGCCTGCCTTGATGCCATAGCCTGCCTTGATGACATAGCCTGCCTCGATGCCCCAGCCTGCCTTGATGCCCCAGCCTGCCTCGATGCCCCAGCCTGCCTTGATGCTTCCGGAAACTTCTAGCCGTCCAGCAAAAATGATTGATTTTTCGGTGATCAGATCGCCGTCGACCTTCCGGACATCATCCGTCCTGCCGAATTCTGAAAGCAGCCATAATCCGTAACTGAAATTCTTCTCCGCGCAGCAGTCCAGCAAATCCTGATACTCTACGCCATCCGGATACTTTTCTTGCGGGAATTCTTTCAGAAAATCCATGTATCCAGCTGCACATGCGCCTTTCTCCCGCAGGAGCTCCTTTGTAATTTTCATTTCATCCTCCTTAAATAGTCTTCCTTGCCGAGTGGGGCTTTTCTGTTTGCTGCACAGCCTTTGCGTCTCTGAGCCCTTCGCAGCCCTGCCGTCGCGATACCAGTCCTTGCTCTACTCTGCCTTTGCGCATCGGTTCTCCGCGGATCACTAGCTTCTCCTTTGCCTGTCAGAGCAAAGCGTGCGTTACTACGCCATTGCCTATCGTTACTTCGGTTTGCTTTGCCGTTGCCAATCCTTGCTTTGCTTCGCCTTTGCCATCGCCTTTCGTGACGTTGCGTTACATTGCCTTCGCTTTGCGAGACTTTGCGATACTTTGCGGTACTTTGCCTCTGCGGCGCTTCTCATTGCAGCTCCTTAGCTCTGCTTTGCCTAGCCCCGCTTAGCCCTTCCATCGCAAACATAGCATCCCATGCCGCCGCGAAGCCAGACTATTCTTTGCCTTTGCGAAGCACATCAAATCTCTACAGTGCCGTTGCCACACATTGCATACCAAAGCCTTTGCGTACCTAGCATTGCACGACCAAGCCTTTGCTTCGCTACGCAGCTCCAAGTCATGCCCTCGCTACACACAGCAGTCGAGGCCCTTGCCGAACTTTACGCTGCAACACAACGCCATTGCTACGCTTTGCAACACCACGCCGTTGCCGTTCAATGCCTGTCCTCGCCGCTCGGCGCCATGCCTCTCCCTCGCGAAACTATGCGGTTCCCCGCCTATCCCTTGCCCCCCGCCGCCCCCGTTACGGGC